CCATAGTAATCGAGGTAGGGTGCCTTCATGGCGGCGGCGAATGCCGAGGCGGTGGGAATGCCATAGTGCTTTGTCGCCTGATCGTCGTGGTTGCCAGCCGCGATGCCTAAACACTTTGACGCGATGGGCTTGAACCGCTTGCAGCACTCGTCCACCTGACGATAGACCACTTGCCGCAGGTCGTCCATTTCGATCCAGGGCGCGAGCGTCCTCGGGTCGAAGCGCCGCTTATCGTGCGGGGTGATGCACTCGCAGTAGTCGCCGCACCCGATCCAGCGCGCGTGCTTGTCTCGCTGCATGGCCTTGATGACGCGTGCCAGTAGGGCCTCGTCACAGAGCGCGGAGCCCAGATGCACGTCAGCGATGTTCCACAGGTCTATGTAATCGTTGCTGCTCTTGAGCGTGATCTCCTGCACTGGCGCGATGTTCATTCAGTGCCTCCTGACAAAGCATCGCTCCCGCGCGCCTTGAACGCGCCGCACGCTCGGTCACTGTCGGCAACGCATGGGCGGAAACTGATAATCTCCTCCGCGCCACCGTCGAACACCGGCACAGGAGGGGCGGCATAGCAGTGGCCCTCGCCGTCAGTGGTTGCTTCCCAGTGTGCGCACGCGCTGCATGTGTCCCTCATCGCTAATCTCCTGTTAGAGCCAACAGCATGAGCCCCACGCGTTCCGCCAGCGTCTCCAGTGCGGCATCGCGCGCAGTGCCATGCCCTTTCATTCATCGCCCCCGTTGATCGGGACGTATCTTTCCGCGTCGCAGCCGATTGACTGGATCACCATGCACGGCGCTAGGTCGGTGATGCACACTCCGATGACGCGGACTCCGAGATATTTCACCCGCGCCACAAGCGCCTTGCGGACGTCATCGTCCAGCCCCCCGCCCTTGGCCAGCAACTGCGCGAGCGTGTGCCCCACTACAGCTTCTCTGATGGCGATAAGGGCGAAGTCGGTAAGGCTATCCTCAAGGTCGTGCACCTTGGTCAGTGCCGCCTCGACGTTGCCGATATCATAGATCACAACGCCGGAAATGACGAGCGCCTTGGGTGGTGAATCTGCGGTGGTGAGCACCTGGGCGGGGAGGTTGACGGTCTGCCGCACAATTGGGTAGGTCTCAATCTCGGTCCAGAGCGGCCAATAGAGGCACAACCTGCCGCCCCTGATCTCGCGCGGCTTGCCGCGCACGAAGGCAACGCCGCCATACGTCGAGCGGACTATCTCAAGGCGCGGCAAGAACCGCAGCACCTTCTCGATAATCGTATTGAGCCATTGGAATGCGCTCATCACGAATCGTGTTCTTCGAGGTCTTGCAGGCGCACCCGTTCCGCGCGTTCTACGAACTCCTTGGCCACGCGGTCAGCGATGTAGAGCGTACGCTTGATGTCGCCGTGCAGGCGCGTGGCGGCATCGGCGGCGGCGATGGCTGAATCGCCGTTCAGCTCGATCCACTCAAGCACGCGGCAGCCCGGCTTGTGCGCCTTGATAGCGGCGACGAGGTCGGGGTCGGACATGATGTCGATGAGCCCGCGCACGGCAACGCCAGCGTCCCACCGCCACGGGTGCTTCATCACGAACGGGCCAATGACAATGATGAGCCGCCGCAGGGCCTCAGCGATTGCGATGATGGTTACTGGGTCGATCATGTCGCATCTCCTTTCACGTCTCCTTTGTGTGGGTTGCGGTACATGAACCCGTAGCGGCCCGGCCCGGCGCAAGTGCTCCATTGGGCAACTAGCACCGCAAGAAGGCCCATCGGGCCCAGCGCGGCGAAAAGCCAAGAGAATCGGCGGTCGTCAGCGTAGGCGAGCGGAGCAAGTGTGGGAAATTCACGCTGGAAGTGAGCCAATGACAGCCCGTAAGCCAACACGCCACACGCCACGTACCACACGGAGCCGAGCGTTATCCACAATAGCATATCACGACCTCCAATTCAGGCAGACTACTCGGCCTTGATCTTGTCCACCCCCGCGCGTACGAACGCCAGCCCGAGCGCGCCCATGACGGCCCACGCCTCCTCGGGAATCACGATGCCGCGCCGCGTGAGTTCCGCGCAGATGATCGCGGCGATGGCGACACAGTAAGTTTTCTTGCCCTTGAGAAACTCGCGTACCTTGTTCATCAGTCGCCTCCCATATCGAGTAGATTGTTGCCGTCTATCAGCCGTTGGCCGACGCTGTGCGTTATGATGATTGGCTCCCACGCGCGGGTGTTCGCCCCCTCCTTCGCCGCCACTGATCTATCAGAGCACGCATGGTCGATGTAGCCGGCGGGCGTGTGATGAAGCTTCCCACCGCACGATACGCAGAACACCAGTTCGGTTGCGGGCTTGCACGCCATCGCCACGCTCCTACGTGATGAAGTACAGGCTTGCGGCGGCCAGCGCCGCCGTCGCCCCTATTCTAATACCCCAAAAAATCACCCGTGTCAAGACGCCGCGCCGGATTTCGTCGGCCTTCTCGTCGCTAGACTGCTCACGCTCGATGCGGATAACGTCCATTTCGAGCAATGAGCACAGGCCGTCCAGCACGCCGCGCAACGCCGTGGGCTCGGGGCAGAGAATCGGATTGAGCTTTGCGAGTTTCTCTATGGTGTGGTTGTGCTTCCGCTTCTGTGCCTCTAGGGCGTCGTTGCCAGCCTTACTCATGGTGCTCCCTCTCGGTGAATCGCTTGGTCCGACTGTTTAGCCTCTGTGTTTCGCGCCCGAGCGTGGCGCGCAGTCTCTCGTATTGGTCTATCATCGCCATCAGCCCGCGCTTGCGGGCCTCCAGGCCATGCACTGGTTCCGCGTCTTGCGAGAAGAGCGCGGAGATCGTCCTGTCCTTGACGTACTCGCTCACCGCGCCAGCGGCCGCGTCTACGGCGGCGCGAGCGCCGGTCACTATCTCGCTGGTCACCGTCCATCGCCTTCCGTGCTCAGCACGCCACCGCACTTGCGGCAGTCGTAATGGGTGGGGCCTTGCTCTGATTGTCCAGTCACGCCATCGCTGCACGCGAACACGTTGAGCATCGTGCCCTTCGCGCAGCCCGACGTGCACTGAACTTGCGACACGACATCGCCGCGCTGTGAGCATGGCGGCATACCGCGCGCTGGCTTCGGCGCTGGCGCGTGGGCGTCGCACACGATGAGGTTATCCGTCGCGGCCCTGTATTCAGTGTGCCGAATCACGAACCCGGCCTTGCGGATCGCGGCCTGCCACTTGCTGAATGACATGACGGTCTGATGTAGCGCGGGCCAACCACCGGGCGGCGGGGTCCCAGACTTGCACGCCCCAACAGTGAATATGGCCCGGCCCTTTGCGACGCGTCTGATTTCTTTGAGCGCGGGCTGTACGTCGTTCGGAGTCATGTGCTCTATCACATCCATGCAGGCCACGCAATCGAATGACTTGTCCTTGAACGGCAATGCCAACACGGACGCCTGCGTGAAGTCGTCAGGGATGAGCAGCCCGCCCGGCTTGGCAACATCGCACCCGTGCGCCGATACGCCAGCGGCCTTCAGGTCTGTGACAAGGTGCCCCACCCCACACCCGACATCAAGCACGCTCTTTGCGCCGGTCTTCTTGACGGCAGCGAGCACGTGGTCATTCCGCGGCCACTTGTGCGCGTATAGATCGCGCTCGGCATGCACGGCGGCATACATGGCCGCGTAGTCATACGCGCCGCCCGCGTGGTCCGATGACCTGGCGCGCGCAAGCGCCTCGCGTATCTTCTCCCCCGCCTGCGGTAGTTGGAACTGGGTTTGCAGCCACCAGTTCACCCACCGCGCCCGGTTCTCCTTGCTCGGGGCCGGGCACCGCTTGAGCCCATTCAGCGTCTCGGGTTCGTGGAACACCCCGAGCCCGTGGAACCAACTGCGGCCGGTCATGACCAGTGGCGCGCCGTAGATGGTGTGCGCATTGGATACGCTGCTGGCGATGGTGACGCTGTACTTGGCGTGTCGGATGATACGCGCGTTGAGGATGTCGTTGCGTTCGCCGGGCTTGCCGGTGAGCACGGCCACGCCGGGCACGTTAGGGAACGGACCCACCGGGCTCGCCTTGATGATAACCTTGTGGCCAGCCTCATGCAGCTTGCCGCACACGAGTTCACACCACGCCTGCATATCGCGGGTACGGAACGGGCCGCGCGTGAGTGATGCGCTGAACTGGAGGAAGAGCGCCACGTACCCCTCGGCGAGTCCGTCGGGCGGGCCGACGCGTCCGGCGATGTCCCAGTACAGCATCATGTCATCGCGGAACTTGGTCACGTATTCCGGCGCACCGTCAAAGGTGTACGCCGTGGGCATATCTTGCCAACGCGATGCTATCTCGCTGTCGCCGTTCGGCATGTAGCGGTCAATCATCAGGCTATCGTAATGCGCGAAATACCCGAGGTCAATGGAGAGCGGGACCACGCCCATGTCATAGCACCGCGTGACGATCTTGCGCCACGCCTTGCTCACGAACAGGCACCCGTGCTCCTCCCACCGCAGGAGCACGTCAGGCTTGCCCGCCTCCATCGCGGCGAATACGGGTGCCCAGTCCTTGTCAATTATGACTTCCGTGACACGCACGCCACTTGCCCTAAGCGACGTCATGAGCCCCTCTGTGAACTCTTTGATATACCCCTTGCGCCTCAGCACCATGACGCTGATGTCGCCGCCCGTTGGTGCGGGTGTTGGCGCTGTGGCGGGCTTGCCTATCTCATCTGTCCACGCGCACATTCTCAATCTCCATTTGCGCCATTCGTTGCTTGACCATCTCCCTTGCGGTCGGCTCATCAATATTCATGGCGCGCATCGCCCACTTCGTCGCGGCGTCGTGGATGCCGCCGTCTGCGCGGTCACGCTCAACACCGTCACGCGGCAGGTCGTTGCGCTGTCTAATCTTCTCGGCCGCGATGGGGTCTAGTCCGCGTGCTGCGGCTTGGATCAGAACGCGCTTGACATCGCTGCGCCTCGCCGCGTCAGCGGCGGTGGACTCGCCATCAAAGAAGGCGTCCGCGTTTCCGTCTTCGTGCGCGTGCGCTAGCCAGTGGCGGCGGTTCATCTTTTCCACCTCTGGCACCACCGATTCATCGACGCGGGTTGTGCACTTTGATACGTCGCCCTCTGAGACCATGACGAAGATATAGTCACCGAAGTTCTGCGCGCGCGCGGTCTCGTCACGCTCTGCTCCGTAGTCTGCTATGCCGCACTCCACGAGGTATTCGCCCGGCACCCACGGGTCAGCGTTCGCCGGGTCGTCGTATCCGTCCATGGACTTAGCCTGCGCGCGGTCCATCGCGTCTGTGTCCATCGGCACGCCAAGACGCCACCCGCCGTACGCGAAGACGTGCGGCATGTGTATCATCACCATTTTAGCCATTAGACCGCATCCCCGCTGTAGTCGTCATGGGACAAGTAGTTACCGGCAGTGGTCGAGACCTCGTTGAGTATTCCCCCCCGCACTCCCGCTGTCAGGCTGCCGTCCACAGCCGACCTATTGCCCCACGCGGTAAGCGTGGTTCCGTCTGCCTTGAATTGGAATGTCCCGGTTGACGTTGCCCAATTACCCAGGTCTGTGCGCGTCCCCGCAACGTTCTTTGCAATGCCTTGGTTGCCCCCGCTGCGACGTAGATACGAGTCGTACCAGTTGTTTTGGTCTTCCCACCTTGTGGCGAGCCCCCACCACCCCTCGGTGATCGGAACCGCGCCAGAAGACCCCAACGTGACCTCGTGATTCGTGGACGACATATCGCAGTTCATAATCATGAATCGCCACGACGCTGTGCTGGCCGCGTCGCCGTATCTGCGCACCTGGTTAGTGTCAATCTCAAAGTCGTTGACAACTGTGGTCGCCCAGAACGGCGCGTATGTCGTCCAGCCGGCGGGCGGTGTCTCGTCTGACCTGTCGAAGTCGTCAGCGCACGCGGTCGGCGTCGGCGTGGGAGTCGGAGTCGGGGTGGGTGTCGGCGTCGGCGTGGGAGTCGGAGTCGGGGTGGGTGTCGGGGGCGGCGTAACGGCTGCGCACGATATGATTTCCAAGTCCCACCACCCGCTCGGGATGCCTGAGTCAAGTATCGTATTGCCCCACACGCACGGGTCGCCGTCAATCTGGTGGAGTCGCTGAATGCCGTTCCTGATCCCGAAGCACGGGACGTTCTCGCACGCGCCGCCCGTAACCGTCAGCCGCCAGCATGTCGGGGTGTCCGCGCCCTCGAACGGGAGCGGGTCTACGTGCAAGGTGAGCCCGCTGAGATCGCACACGGGGCACAGGTCAAGCGTGAGGTCCATGTCGCCTGACCACGCGCAGATGTCGATGCCCACAAAGTCGTGCTCCCATTCCGCGTACACGTTGCCCGCCTCGCGGTCAGGATAGTAGAAGCGGAGCCGCATCGTGCCGGTGGTCAGGGTGCCGCAACACGTGCAGTCGTCCGCCTCTGTCTGGCACGCCTCGACGTCAGAGGGTGTGGGTGTGGGCGAGGGCGTGGGCGTTGAGCCGGTCGTTGCCGGGGTCACTGTGGGCGAGGGCGTCGGGGTAATCCCGGTAGTGACGGGCGTGGGCGTGGGGGTGGGCGTACTCCCCGTCGTTTCCGGCGTGGGAGTGGGCGTTGATCCAGTGGTCTCCGGCGTGGGCGTCGGAGTCGCGTCCGAAGTCTCTGGCGTCGGGGTCGGATCGGGCGTCGGGGTCGCCGCGCTCGTGGCGGGCGTCACGGTCGGACTGGGCGTGGGCGTTGTCCCTGTGGTCTCTGGCGTGGGCGTGGGCGACGGGCTCGGGGTCGGGGTCGCGGCAAAGTAGCACGTCATGCACGGCTCGCCGACCAACAGAATGCCGTCGCCTGCGTCCGATAGGCTCGCACGGAATTGCACAGACCCGGTGGGGTGGTCCTGGAAGCACAGGTTTCCGGTTGACGTTATCGTCGTGACTTGGTACGAGTCACCCGACGTGTTGGTGATGGTGATAGGCGAGGACAGGTTGACCGTATTATACCCGCAATCGTCCCAGTCATTGAACGTCGCGTGGTTGATGGATACTGCGAAGTTCTGGCAGGTTGGTGCGAAGAAATGCGGCGTGATATCAAAATAGGTCGAGTCGAATACCACCGTGTGATATGACCCGAACACTGTATTACCGCAGGCTGGCGCACACACAGTATCATAGTGCGGTTCGGCAGAGACCATCCCGCCGCGAACGCCTGTGAACTCCACGAGCGCGACGTGGATGCCTGACGCGGGCGGGCCCTCGTCAATGGTGCCGAGGTCTGCGATGAATCGCATGGGGCCAAGGTCATCATAGCGCGCCACTTGGCTGCCGGGGTACGTCCCAAGCCTGAGCGGTGCGATACCGCGCACGCGCGGCGGGATAGTCGCGGGGTAATACAGCACCTTGCCATAGCCCTGCGTCTGCACGTTGATGATGTCGCCATCTGCCGCCCCGGCCTGCGCGGCACCGACCTGTCCGTGCCCGTGGTATTGCGGCACGATACACTTAGCAATCGGCTCGCCGCCGATGCCCACGGCCAGCCCGCCGTACACGAACACGAGCCCGTACAGGTCGAGCGCGAGGAGCGGGCCGTCGTACTGGGCCGCGACGCCGTTGGGGAACGTGGCCACAGTGGGCTGCGCCGATATGCTCACCCCGTCATCACCCGCACGCACGTCCAGCCCAGACCCGCGCACGGTGAGCGCACGCCGCCCGGCGTTGGATAGCGCGTTGACGTCGCCAGACGTTAGCGTTGAACCTCTGTGTTTTCTCGGCGGCAGCGTTGGCACTATAACCCTAGCTCGTCAAACTCTGGCCGGTCGATGTTTGACCCGGCGACCTGATATGTCTTTGACGCGACCTCATCACCATTGAGTAGGAGCTGTTTGCGGTCGCTCCCGTCCACGGTGATGGGCTGGTCCTTCGTGTAGGACCACCGCACGTAGCCTATCCCATCCTCTGGGCTGTCTGTAACAAGGAACTGAATCTTGCTACCCAAGAACGAGTGGTGCAGCTCAAACGCGCCGTCCTGCAACCGCGTCGGCCTTGCGCCCAAGTAAAGCCACGTGCCGCGCGTGAAGCTGAGGCCCACCGTAGCCGGGTTCCATCCCGACTCGTTGACCGTCCCGGTGATCGTCGGGCTGCGTTGGTAAATCTTCGCCTCCAGGTCAGCGTCATTGCTAGGGATGACCTCGCGTATGCTCATCACCGTCTCTGGTACGAGTATCGTTGCGCCATTGCCCTCGTTGATGCCGACGGGGGTGTCGTCAAGAGACATGAGTATATGCTCTGACGTTGTTTCGGTGGACGCATCTGCCTGGAACTGCGCAGCGTAGTGGCCCAAGTACGTCACAGATATGGCCGTCATGTTCTCAATCAAGTCCTCTGCGACCTTGTACCGTGACGCGATTCGGTTGACTGCAATCAACTTGACCGTGGTGGAGCCGTCGGTGTGCGGCACGTCGATCGTGCCTGGTATCCCCGAGGGCAGCGGGCCCCACGGTGTGCCTATGGCGGTCTGGGGCGTCCCGTCAACGTGATACGATGTCGTCAGCGTATACGACGCCGCGTCAGCGTCGTGCGTGGCCTCTTCTAGCGGGCTCGCTACGGGTCTAACGGCCATCGATCATCTCCTATGGCAATATTGGTGGTTGCCCAACCCTAGTCTTCTGGTCAATCGACACGTTACTGCGGGCGATTTTCTCTAGTATCTTCACGATCCCCCCGTTGGGGCCGTCATGTCCGGCGCGCAAGATGCCGTAATTTGGGGTGGGGCCGACGGGGGCGACGGGGCCAGCGTGTCCGGCGCGCAAGACGCCGTAATTCGGAGTGGACCGCGTCGGCCTTGCTGGTACTGGTCGGTTGCGCGCACCCGCGCGCGCCTTCGGCGTCAGCGCATTCTCTGGGCCTGGGTCTCGCCCGGCGTTGATTTCGAGCTGGCGGTTTAGTGCTACGTCTGCGGCGTGCTGCTGCTCTGGTGTTTTACTCTTCTGGAAAAACTTCAGAATATACAGCGCGGGGAATATCTTTGACAGCGTTTCCACCGGTCTCATCCCGATAAGCGTACCAAGGTCTCTCATCAGCTTCGCGGTATGCGAGGATGCCTTTGATAGCCAGCCCACAACCACGCCCAACGCGCCCGCCAAATCCTCTAGCCCCTGTGTATTGCCCGCGTTCTTATTCACGTCAACGAGCATCTCGTTGAGGCGCGCGCCCTGGATGAACGCCGCGCCCATGCGCTCACGCGCGTCGCCCCATGCGTTCCCGAACTGCGTGATTCTGCCAGAGGTGCCCTTCGCACGCTCCGCCTGAATCTTGAAGCCCTCAGCGCCGAGCCGGAGTAGTTCGGCCTGTTTCTCCTGTGCGGTGTTCAGCTTCGTGAGGTCGATTCCGTAGCGGGTGAACAGCGTGAACTGCCCCTGCATTGCGCGGGCCATGAGCATCATGCTCGTCTTCACGTCTGAATCAATAACTTCCGCCAACCCGATAGCGGCGATTGTCGTTTGCTTTAGCTGCTCGCCAGTTACCTTGCCGAGCGTGATGCCGAGCGCGAGCATGCCCTCCACGGCTTCGTCGCCGAACGTCGTAACCTGCTGGATGCCGGACGCGAACTTCTTCAGGTCTTCAAACGACTCACGGGAAAACGCGCCCACGTTCTTGAGCGCGGCGGCAAGTCGGAGGTCTGCATCCTCTTGCGCGCCAGCGAGGCGGATGTTCTCCGCCATGAACCCGCCGAGCTTGCGTAGCCCGAGCCCGGCCACAATCGCCGCGCCGCCGATGGCAAGAGTCTTCTTCATCTTGGACGAGAAGGACTTCGCCTGCTTATGCGCCTTGGCAAGGTCTTTCCTCAGCCGCTTGTTGTCAGCGCGGATTTCTACTACCGCTTCTGCAAGTTTAGCCATTCGTTTCGCCCAGGTACTTTGCTACGGGTTGGATGAGACTATATAGCCGTTTTATGCGCAACGGCGTGAGCGATTCGGCCTCCGAGAGAGAGATTCCGTAATACCGTACGACGGTCGCAATCTCTTTATCATAGTCAGGTGGTGCGCCCAGCGCGCCATCGTCTTCGGCAGACACGTACCCGCTCAACTGGTACTGCTGTGACGAGTACACCGCGAGCAGTTCCGGCTCTAGCAGGTTCGTCACGTGGTCAAGTGTGAACGATGGATTTCCGCCAGCACGCAACCCCTGCCAGATGTTGAACGTCATGCCCTCTTCGGTGTTGTAGAATCCGTAGAGTTCCGAGTCGCCCACCGGAATTGACGCCGTGGTGGCTATGGTCTTGGCCATAACGTCTGCCGTGTATCCACGGCATGCGGCCTGTACTGCCTTGATTCGTTCCGAGCGGATATGCTCCCGCGCGGCTGCGCGGATCGCCGCCGTAACGTGCGCGCACTCGTACGCCTCACCGCCCAGATCCAGCGGAAAGGTCTTCGCGCTAAGGTCGTCTGACATAGCCCATCTCCTTTGAGGTCTACGCGCCAGTGAGAACGCCTGTGCCTGAGAACGTCACGGTAGCCACGCGGCTAGCGCCGTCCGTCGATACGTTGACATCGTACTCGCTCACGATCACGTTGCCCGTGTATGTGCGCAGGGCTGATGACGTAAGCGTCACCGCGCCAGCCGTGCCAGCGGTCGGCAGCGGGGTCGTCCCGTCGATCCATGCCTGATAACTCCCGGTCCACGAGAGCAAGCCGGTCGTGTTGGTCATGAAGTCCGACGCCGGTGTGAATGGCGTGGTGTCAAGTATCTCGGCGGCGCTAGAGATTTGCCACTGGAACGGGTTGTCTACGTACCCGCCCACCAGCGCCACGTTGCCGGTCTTGCCAGAAATTGCAGCCATGTCTGTCTCCTGTGTCTATGCGCCGGTGAGTACGCCGGTCCCGGTGAACGTCACGGTAGCCACGCGGCTCGCGCCGTCCGTGGACACGTTGACGTCGTACTCGCTCACGGTGATTGTGCCCGCATACGTGCGGCCAGTGTGCGCCGTGAGAGTGGCCGCGCCAGAGTCGCCCGCAGTGGGCAGCGCCACGGTGTCATCGAGCCACGCCTGGTAGCTGCCGCTCCACGAGAGCAGGCCCGTAGTGTTGGTCATGAAGTTGGACGCCGGGCTGAACGGGGTAGTGTCCAGAATCTCGGCCGCCGAGCTGATCTGCCATTGGAACGGGTTGTCGTCGTAGCCAGCCGCAAACACGACGTTCCCGAGCTTCCCTGCAATCGCTGCCATGTCAGTCTCTCCTAAGTCTGTTGCTCTAAGAACCAGTCGCCGCTCAGTTGGACGACGTCAGTGTCAACGGTCTCAATCGGCATGGACTCACGCCGCATGACGATGTGTGTGCCGTCGGTGAATAGCAAGTCTGCGTTCTCGAATCTCTTTACGAGCGAATCCCATATGGCGCCCGCTGGCCGCGCGTCATCGTCATGGTCTGCAATCACCATGAGCTGCACGCGCTGGCGTTCGATCTGCTTGTTGCCGAACATCCAGAACAGGGTTCCGCCCACCGCGCTCATGACGATGTATGGGCGGTCGGCCTTCGGCTTTGCGATGGTCCTGTACATGCGCCCGTCGCCACCGGCCGCCGAGGCCGTGCCGCCCGTGAGCGTGTATGCGTCTTCCGCACCACGGAACAGCGCGTATCGTTGGTACATCGCCCTGAATATGTCGTTAGCTGGCATCTAGCCTCTCATCGGCTTAGTAAGGATTCTCTCAATGCGCTGCATGTTCACGTCCAGCGCGGGCCGCAGGTACGGGCGGGCGGGGATGTGTGACCCGCGACCGGCTACGCCGCCCAGCTCGTGGATGCGCGCATAGACTAGGTTGCTGCCCACGGTCGCTGTAAGTTCGCGCGCGTCAACGCTCTGCTTGATGCTCCGCATGAGCGTGCCTGTGATGCGGTGCAGCCCAGATTCGCCGCCAGTCGCCACGTTATCCTTCGCCCGGTTCTGCACGACGATAGCAGCCTTGCTCAACTGCTTGGCCATGTGCGCGCGTAGCTTGCGCTCGAACGCGTCGCCGTGCCATTTGAGCTTGCCTGCCATCACCGCACCTCGAACACATCGACCGTCAGGAACTTCGACCACTCATCAATGTTCCGCACGCCGAGCACGTTGAACACACGCGACCCGTAGAGGATTTGATGGCCCTCGTGAACGTCCAGGCTCGCGTCTGCGATGTAGACCTTGTGCGTAGCAATCACGGGTAGCCCGAGCCACTTGGCTTGCTCGATTGCAGAGAGCGGATTGAGCCGCGCTGCGACGCCGCTGTACAGGTCGCTCCACACGTCCTTGTTGCCGCCCGCACCGTCACTGACTTGCAGGTTCTGCTGTACCGTTATGCTGTGAATGCAGAGGCTCGCAACACTCACGCCGTGGTTCCCCAAAGTACGATGTCATAGGACAGTGTGGCCGCGCCCGAGTCGATCTTGAGAAGGTCGCCAGTGGCGGCAGTTACGGCATAGCCCGCGAGGCTCGGGTTCCACAGAAAGAATCTGCCGTCCGGGCCGATGTTGATGATGTCGCTTGAGTTCCCGACCCAGTTGATGAACTGGTTGGCCGCAGCGCCGCCCACGGCCAGGCTCTCGCCAGCGACCACGGACAGGTTGCGGATGGCGATACCCTTGATCTTGACGAACGTGACCGCGCTACCATCGAGGTTGCTCACGAGCGTACCGGCAAGGTCAAGGTCTTCGCTGGTCGCGGCAAGCGTGCGCTGGTCGTGCCAACGGATGTCGGCCTGGTCGAGGCCAACGCCATCGGCGAGCGAGTCAGACCAGTCCAGGTCCAGCGGGTCGGTCACGTCTGTCAGGTCAAGGTCGTTGACATAGTTTCCCCTGAGCTTCAGCGTGATCGTGCTGCTGAGTGTGTCGGCCATCGTGAGTCTCCTACGGCAAGAGTTCCATGAACGGCGCAATCATGCGCCTGATACCATCGTCGATCAACGCGCCACCGCCACCGTCTGCGGCTGTCCACGAGTAGTCGCCAAGCTTCTCGCTCTTGAGCGAGCCGTCACGCTGCCCGCCATACCAAATCTTAGCCGCCACCTGCGCGCACGCCTGTTGCAGCGCATACGGCACGGTGGCGTAGCCAGCCGTGTAGTCCACGTAGATGTTCAGTGCGCCGTTAGGCCAGCGGCCAGGCGTGATGAGCATGGCGGGGTTGTCGCGGTCAAAGTCGGTGCGGTATTCATACTCGGCCTCGTCTGGGATGTATAGCTGCGTCCAGTTCTCGTAGCAGTACACGTTACCCGTGGTGCGCATGGACGCCGTTGCAGACGTTCCGCGCCCTGCGGCCACATTGGCAGCCCAGCCCTTCCCGAGCGCGTTCACGGCAGCCACAAGCGTAGTCAGCGTTGCATACGTTGCGGCCGCTAACGTGTCGGCCCCGGCGTTGGTCCCGCCGATGATGGTGAGCGTGAGGTCGGTCCCGTCGAACGCGGCATACGCCTCGCTAGCGCCCAGCGCGTCGGTGTTGCGAACGTTGATGCCTTCAAGGTCGCCAATGGTCACACGCTGCACGGTGATGACGGGCCACTGCGGCAACACGAGTTCACGCGCACCGCTGCCGTTCACCCACCGCTGGTACTGACGCGCAACGATACGCCGCCCGCCGATAGCTTCCTCGATCATGCTAGTGGCCGCGTTGATGCTGTTGATGAGCGCGTCATCTGCGCCGGTCGGCGTGGGGCTGATGAACGACTTGACATAGTCGAGCGTGCAGAGCGCGTATGTGTCCAGTGTCGCTGCCATCTATACCTCGTACTCGTGGAGGCCCATAAAGAAGTCAACGGTCCCGTCTACGGCGTCTGCCGTGTCCTGTAGCGCGCGGCACCATAGCAGCGCGCCAGAGTCGAGCCGTGGAAAGACTATATTCAGCGGGACAGCCTTGCCGTCTGCGGGCTTCTGCGGGAAGTCGTACACCTCTGTATAGTCGCCGTCGCCGTAGCCAGCGGCCCCGCTTGCGCCCCACGCGAACTGCATGAGCAGCAGCTCCTTGTTCTTCGGCAGGCCGAACAGGAGGATGCGGTGCGGGTCAAACTTCGTGCTCCCATCGATGACCGGCGTATCACCAACGGCGAGTATCTCTGTCCACGCGCCGAACGTGCCAGCGTCGCCCACCGGGACGGCATATGCAGCCACGCCCTCTGCCGCAGCGGCCAGCCCAAGCCACCGCTCTCGGGTGTGGAGGTGATGTGCAATCTCCGTGGCCTCGTGGTCAATATGCGCGATGGTCGCGGAGTCAGCGTCCCGCCCATTCAGCCAGCGCGGCATTAGATGCCCTCCCAGATAAGCTCAAGCCCATACGTGCGCTGGTCGGTGTTCGGCCACGCGCACACGAGACTATCGCCGGGCTGTAGGATGACGGGCGGGTTGTACGTCTCGTGCACGTCAGTCCATTCGTCCATGTCCTGTCTGAAAAGGAGTAGGTCATAGGCGGCCCCGGCGTTGGAGTCAATCGTGATCGTGAAGTTTTCCTCCGTGGCAGACGCGGCGCTAAGGTGTAGCCGCACCTCACGCAACTGGTGCTGCCCGCCCGTGGCAGACGACGGCGTAAACGTGCTAGCCAATGCACCCCCGCCCGTCGCCCGGCCTGTGAATATGCTTGCCGCCATGACTTATCCTTACAGGGTAACGGTTGCGATAATGAGCACGCCGTCGAGGTCGCTGTTCACTGACAGCGTGACCTGTAGCTTTGTGTTGGTTGCGCACTTGATCCATGCGTAGTCGGGGTCCGTGACTGTCGGCAGCACGACGCTATTAGCGCCAGCGGCCAGCAACGGGATGAGGCCAGTGTGCGTGGTCGGCGTTGAGTCGATGAACGACGCAGTGCCGTCCGCGTCCGTGCCCGCCATGAGGCCGAGCACCCACAGTTGGGTGCCCGCCCCGCCAGCCGCTACGAGGTCGCGTGTGCCGTTCTTGGCCGCGTTGATGGCGACCTGCGAGACCACGTATGTATAGCCCTGAGAGGTCTGTAGTGTTCGCGCCATGTCAGACTCCCTTAGCCGCGCTTCCAGTACGCGTCAACCTTGTCCACGATGATGCTGCCGACGCTTACGGCCACGCCCTTGTCAACGCTGACGTAAGGCTGCATGACGCCCTCGACATCCGAGAGGTTGCTCATGTCGAACGTGGTAGCAGTGCCGACGCCCGCGCCCTGAACGTAGAACTTGACGTCACTAAGCACGGTCGTGTCGATGCGGCAGACGTACTCCGTGCCGGGAACAATCGTGATGCCGGTAGCCACGTCGGCGTTCGTGTTGGTCGTGTCTTCGGTCTCAACCACGAGCGCGCCTGAGCCATCGAGCTTGAACCATGCGTTCTCGGTGATGGTGTCATTGTCTACGTTGTGGTCGCCCGCGACGCCCCACACGATCTCGGTTGCGAGGGTCGGGAGCACGCTGACGTTCACAATCGTCTCGAAGATGCAGCCCGCCTTGACGTTGATGGCGCGCTCGTCGCCCCAGTAGAGAACCGCGTCCTGGGCCTCGTTGACCGCTGACGAGACGACACTTACCTTGCCGTTCACGCCATCGGCCACGCGTGCAATCACGCCGCCCGCAACGTCAACGACGCTCCAAATGGTCGTGCCGTCGAGCAGCGTAGCGGTGCCGAGGAAGTCTTCGCGGAACTGACAGGGCGCGTGTACGTTCACGGTCTCGAACGTGCTGCGGTCATAGAAGCGCTGCAATCCGCTGCGCCACTCGCATTTGATACTTGTCACTGGCATAGCCACCGACTCCTTACTGAGCCGACGGGGTTTGCGTCATAGCCCCGCCGATGGTCTTGCCCTTCTTAGGGGCGGTCTTGGCACGCCTGCGGCGTACCTGCTTGTCCTTCTGCGGCTTCTCTGGGGCCTTCGCGGCCTCCTCTGCCATTCTCGACTTGATGTCTTCCTCGATGTCCGCCATTGTGGCGGGCACCGCTACGCCGATATCCACGAGCCTGCGGCATACGGCGTTGTCATACTGCTCCACGATCTCGCCCAACTTGTGACCGCTCGGGTGGTCAACCACGAACTTGATAATCATCGCTCACCTCCAAGTGAATCAACGCGTCATGACAGACCCCGCACAGCCCGTTCTCGTGGTCGTACTCATACGCCGCGACCATGAGGAAACAACAGATGCACTGGTGCGGCTTGCGCTGCGCGCCAGGTGCGTTGTGCGGTACTTCCGTGTGCATCATGCCTCCCTGCTCGGCTCAGAGCAGCCCCAACAGACCGGGAGGTCGGTATCAATGTTCATCACGCCGCATTCGCGGCAGAATCCCTTTGTCAGCCGCACGATAAACGCAACCCGGTCCTTCAAGTTGTCAAACTGGCAGAGCCTATGTAATACGGCTTTACGAATTTCGACATCTGTCATCTCCACTCCTCCTGTAAAAGCCCCCCCGAGCGAGCGGGAGATGAGTGGTGGCACCACCCGCCCGCCCAAGAGGACACACTGCTACGTCGCCGTGGTATCCGTCGCCACCGTGAGTCCGGTGGTCTTCGCGCGGCGATTCTCGAGAATGAACACCACGCAACACGTCTGCGCGGCGGCCTGGTTCATATCGAAGGTGACGTAACGATCACCGTCGGTGATGTCCGAGGCGGTCCACTCGACCATAGCGGTCTCCAACGCGGCGTTGATGTTCGCCGGGGTGGTGATGGTCGTGCCGGTCACGGCGTGGTCAGTGCCCGCGCCAGCCGAGGTGGTGTTGCTGATGATGCGGAGGAGGGAGGCGTTGCTCGCGCCGTCGATGGTGAAGTAAATCGCCATCCCCTTCTCGTAGTCGCGGAAGTCGATCCAGCCAGCGGGGTTGTTGTCCGTGGCCGTCTGAGCGTCAGCAGGAAGCTGAACGCCAGCGCTACCGTCGTCTTCGTAGTAGACCAAGACCTTGTAGTTTTCCGAAATCTTGTTCACGGTACCCATGATGTCACTCCCTTTCTACCTGGCTTCCAGGACAATGAACGGGCTCAGAGTGAACGCACTCTTGAGCGGGGTCATGGCAACGCGCCACCATGGTTGGGCGTCAGTACGACTCACGATGCGGAAGCAGGTCGTGTCGTAGTCGAAGTAGAGGTGCTGCGAGCTGGAGACCTTGGGAGCGCCGCCAGCGGCCTTGCCACCGACGAGGTACTGCGAGAAATCGCAAAGCGCGATGTCGCCCCGGTCGCCAACGGTCGCACACTTCTCGGTGGGGATGAGCGGACGGCCCATCAGCGTCGCATACGGCGAGGCCGACGCGCCACCGGCAGGCATGAACACGGCGTTGCCGCCGGTTCCGACTGCGAGGCTCATCTGGTAGAGCTGAGGAAGGACGTCATTGTTGCAGAGCCATACGGCCTTGTTCATGCACGACGGGTGCAAGCGGCTCCACATCTTGATGATGTTCTCATAGACCACGGTATCGGCCAGCTGGCCAACCTCAGCATCCTGCGCGATGGTACAACCCGCAACGAGCGCGCCGAGAGGCTGGTTGATGCCAGTGCCGAAGAGGAAATCTTCATCTTCGTGGAACGCGATAGCCTGGCCGAAGAGGTTGGTCATCAGCGGCTCCATGGACTGAGGCGAATCCTCAATCATCTCGTCGCTAACGGCAACCATTCCCACCAGCTTGTGCAGTGAGAGCACGATCTGGCGGAAGTGCGGCTTACTGCGCGTCTTCTGCTCCGCTTCACCGGGCCGGTAAAGCGTGATGCCCCCAAAGTAATTGCTACTGTGGTCTTCGTCAACCACGGCATTGACCGCGAGGCGGTTCGTGCCCATCGGCATGAACGTCGCACGCGGGCGAACGATGCTGGCCTCAAGCGCGGTCTGCATGATCGCGTTGCTGAACTCTTCGGGCACGAGATAGCCACCCTGCGAGTCGTCGCCTTCGATGGCAACCGTGCTCAGGGTGGTCTTCGCGTACCTGCGCCAGTCGCTCAGTTCCTTGCTCTCGTGGCGGTCAGGCATGCCAGCGACAGCAACGGACTTGAGATAGTGGCCGAAGCTTTTGAACCCGCCCCTTGTGTCGAGCGCCTTGCGGTCGCCCACGACTTTGACGGACTTGAACGACTTCTCGCGTTCCTTCTGGCGTGCGAGCTTCTGCTTGCGTTCGATCTCGGCGTCTTCCTCGTCGCGCGCCTCTTCGGGCGTCTTGTACTCAGCGATCTGGTCGTCAACGAGACTCTTGGCAAGCCGTTCGTCGATCTCAAGGAATGTGCCGGCGGGGTACGTCTCGTCCCCACAGTCATACGCCTCGGTGAGTCTGACTTGTTTCTGATCTGCCATACCAGCGGTCCTTTAGTTGCTGGTTTGGCACCGCTACGCTTCCATGCTTCGTCAGACTGCCGGGTCACTTGCGCGCCACGGCTCCGTCAACTTGTCACTAGCGAGTCAATGCGGCTTTGCCGGACACGCGCCCGGTCTCTCTATAACGTCACGCGGCCACGTCGCCGCGCTTCTGCTTCATGCTTCACATCTTCGTCAGTGCACAGCACCTTGATCTTCGGCGCGCTGAGCTCGATGGGCTCAATGCGCTTCGGCTTCACCGGGGCCGCTGGCGCGATGGGATCCAGCTTGGTCACGTTGGGCGCGGCAACCATCAACTCCCGGCACCCGCGCGACTCAGCGTCAACGCGCGCCTTGCCGATGGGCCACGCGGCCTCGTCGTACAGGTACGCCCACACCGTGCCGTCCGCGTCAGCAAGCGCCATGGGCTCGCCATCGGCCTCTGCGGTGAAGTACAGCGGCTGCGTATCAGGGATGCCCGCCTTGACGGCGATGTGCACGCCCGCGGCGCGCTTGAGGATGTCGCGCTCGTATGCCTTCGGCTCGACGGGGTCAGCGATGGGCTCGGGTTCGTCTTCGCCCCAGATATCCATGGCACCCTCGACGGTATCGCCATCGGCCAGCTCCTTGTCGATGGCCTCGACGGTCATGCACTCGGGAATCTTGAGCCCCTTGCTCGCCGCGAGCCGCAGCGCGCCAGCGTTTGATGGCACGGCGACCGAGCTGTATTCAAGCAAGTCCGTCTCGGCGAATATCATGTTGACGCCAGCCCAGTCTGGACGCGACTTGATGTCTGACTCCGTGGGCCTGCGTGAGGCGGTTTGGTCTGGAATGAACCCGATGCTGAACGCGCTCAGATAGCCACCAGCGTACAGCTCAAACACCTTCAGCCCCTCTTCGGTCGGGGCAAACTTCGTCTTGGCAATCAGCGCGTTCTTTGTCACCTTGGTCCACAGGTTCTTGCCAATCGGCAGCGACCCGTACTCGTGGCCGTAGAGCACGACCGGGTTCTTGCGGAAGTTCTCAAGGGCGATACCCATAGGGAGCACCACCTCGTTGTCGCGGTCCTTCTGGTCTGTACTGATGGTGGCGACAATCGTGCGCTCGTCGCGGTCGATGTCGTCAACCTTACCCACGAACGTCAGCCGCTTGATCTCAGTGCTCATGTTAGTTCCCTTCGGTTTCTGTTTTGCACTCGGCTTCCCAGTATTCCGTGGCACCAATCGCCATGCACGCCCACGGGCCGAGTGTAACGAGTTTCTCCTGGGAACCGCTGCGCGCTATGGCGCGAAAGACCACGTCCCCGTCGATTATGCTTCTCTGTATCGTGATAGTTGCGTCTGGGGCAAAGTCAAACGCCTTGGCCAACGCGCTACAGGTGGGGCATCCACACGAACTAGGCATACCATCACTCTTCATCTTGGGCATCTTGGCTTCAATCATTCGTTACCCTTCCCTTTGCGCGCGGCGTCAGGGCCGGGCGTATCTTGCGTTGTGGAAACATTGTGGATAACTTCTGCGTCATCGCACGTGCAATCCTCGCACGGCTTGCCACGGCACGCGGCCTTGTCTGCCGCTTTCTTCTCGTCCTCGTGCACGCGCGTGGGCGGCGGCGTGTGTGTGCGGCCAGCCTTGCGCTTGAACAGCATGCCGAGCGCCTGCCCTATAGCGCGCGCCTTATCTGCCGAGCAGTCGCCGGACGTCGGTATCTCAATGAACGGCATGGTCGGCCTCCCCGAACGCGCGCTCGACGAGCGCGACGGTGGACTTGGCCGAAGGCTTCAGGCCCTCGTATAGCCACACACACACCTCGCGGGTCGCGTCGAGCATGTACTTTGTCCGCTCATATCTGACGTGGCGCAGCCCGCCGTTGATCGTGTCTATATCAGCGAGGATCATAACTGTGCCTGTGCCGGAATGGCGGCGTCCATGGCCTTCGAGCGGGCCACCGATGCACGGGCCGTCATTCTCGCGTTCTGCCATCTCCATATCAGTCCTCGCTTATCACTGCGCGTGTATCGCACCGGCAATGCGGATGCGCGGGCGGGTACGGGATCGCGCTGTAATCCGTTGATAGCGTAGTGGTCTTACCATCGGCGTCTACCGCGTCGATGCCAGCGCCCTGGTCAACGAAGTTCGCGCCGAGCTTGATGGGCGAGCCCGAGTTGACGCCGAACCGCGCCTCAAGCGCCATGCAATACGGGCACGCGTCAACCTCAGCGTCCCAGTAGATAGCCTCAACCACGCCGCTATTCGCCCACGCCTCTGTCTGCCCGGCCATCTGCGAGCGTGCCGTCTCTGTGCGCGCAATCATCACGCTACGGTAGCGCGCCATACTTCCGAACGCGGCCTCTACGCTATCGGCCACGGTCGCCATATTGTGACCCTCGGACGCCGCCAGCGTAAACACCTCGCGCAACGTCTCTTGCGTGCCCGCGTTCACGCTCTGGGCGAAGCGGAACGTGTAGTCCTCCACGAACTCGATGACCTCGGGCGACTCAAGGTCAAACGCGATGCTGATGTCTTCGGCCTTGGTGCCCTTGACGCCCTTGCCAATCAGCCCGATGCGCCTCAGTCCCTCGGTTGCGCCGCGTGTGAGCCCGTCAATGAGGAACGGTGACACGATCTCAGTCAGTTCAGCGTCCCACGTGTCATGCCACAGCGCGTCGTCAACCTCGCCCTTCTCCTGAGTCCACGTCTCCTGCTCCGCGAAGTATGCGCGCAGCGCGGCGCTTAGGCCCTTCTCCATGCGTATGCCGGGATTGCCCGGCACGATGGTCTGCTTGGCTCTCACGGCATTTACAGCGCGCTCTACGGGTTCTTCCGGCTCAGGCGCGGGTGCGAACGGGTCGGGCGCGCTGGCCTGCGTGATGAACTCATCGCCGCCCACTTCCAGCGGGTCTTCACCAGCGGCCTTGCGCGCCTCGTCAATGCGGAAGATGTCCGACGTGCCGACCATGACCACAGCGCGCTTCAGGTTGAACTCGTTATCGCTCGGGATCGGGTTGTCAAAGGCGGCGAAGATGGTGCTATCGCCATCGAATAGCGGCAGCACGTCCTTGTTCACCTGGTCCTGCATGAGCGTGAGCCGCGGCAGGATGGCGTAGCGCGCGTGTCGGTCCTCAGCGTTGGCGCTCGTGGCGCGGTTGCTGTTGTCGGGGATAACAAGCTCTTCAGGCACGCTGAACGCTGCGAGGATTTCCTTGCGTGAGAGCACGCGGCCCTGCTCAAAGCTCATTTCCTTCTGCGTCAGGCCGATACGGTCGATCTTGAGCGCGCCACCGTGCACGAGCGTCTTGCCCGCGTTGCTCTTGCCGCCCACACGCTGATTGATCTTGCGCTCGACGATCTTTCGCTGGGGCTCCGTGATGCCCTCCGTCGCCGTGACCATGAGCCCAGGCACAGCCCCGTTCTCCATGAGCGCGTGTTCGTACAGGTTGAAGTCGTGATACAGCGTTGCGGCAAGGCTAACGGCCTCCAGCGGGGCGTATCCGTAGTACATATTCGTCGGGTCAGGATGCTTGAAGTGCACGATCTCGTGGGGTGCGTATCGCCGCTCGACCGTGCCGACCTTCTGGATGTACGCGGTTATCTCGTGAGTCTCCGTGTCCACCTCGATGTACATGGTGTGCGGGGCCAGCGGTATCAAGCCCAACGGCATCCCGTCACCCGCGCCGGGCATCAGGTTGAAGCTGTCGCCGGTGAGGTCCATCTGTGTCACAATGACGCGCTTGAGTTGTGAGCCCGTGAGGTGCGCGTTGCCGTCATCCCACAGACCGTAGAATGGGTGATCAAGCACAAGCTCCACCTCGGCATCGTCCACCATCCAGCGCTGCAGCCCCTCCTGGGCCTTCATGTGCTTGCGCTGTGCCCCGCCCACGGGCATGGTGTTGTATAGCATCTTGCGCGTGTCACGGCGCACGACGTACAGCCGCAGCGGCACGGACGATACGCCCATGGCGTTGAGGTTGGCGGCGCTATACACCCACTCGCGGTACATCTTGAGCAGTTGCGCGGCGTTGGTCGGCTGTGTCAGCTCGCGTGTACCGTCGGGGGCCACGATGCCGAAGGACGACAGGTCGGGTGCCTTCGTGCCGCCGCGGATCGCGTTGATTGCTCTTGTCAGTAGTCCCATCTATTCCTCTTTCGGCAAGGCCGCAAACACGGGCTGGAACGCCTCAAGCGGCGCGTAGTTTTCCACAACGGGCCACTCACGCGACGTGACCCGATAGGCAACCACCCCGTTCGGCTCTACGACTGCACCTATGCATTCCATGTCGCTCGGTATGTCGCTCGTGACCTTTGGCACTGTCAACAGGTGCGGGATCATGTCGTCGCATATACGCAACACCTTCATCCTGAGACGCCTGTCATCGCCCATCACTCACCCGCCTTCTCAAACGCGTGATCGGGCCACGCGAACTCGTACTTGCGCATGTGGTCTCCGCCCTTCATGGCCCGCTTCGCGCATCCCATGGGGCAGTCAATCGTCCTGAACGCGCGGTGCATATCGCGCGGCTCTTCCTCAATCAGCACGCGGCCATGTCCGCCGCACATAGCGCACACGAGGCTAGGGTCGGCCTTTATCCGTTCGCTGGCGTCACTCATCACTTGCCCCCCGCCTTGACGGCATCGGCTGCGCGGGCTGCCATCTCTCTGTCACACCCGCATCCCGGCCAGTCATCGCTCGGGGTGGGGCCGGTATGCAACACGCCGCAATACCCGCAATACCAAACCCGGTCCAGCAAGTCGGCAAACACGCCACCACCCTCGTCGCTCATCGCTCATCTCCCAATAAGCTAATCCCACAACGCTTCATTGTCCGCGCTCATCCACTCTTCGCCCTGCACGGCGTCGTCAGGCACACGTGCCATGACCACGGCGCCAGCGTGCACGCGTGCCGTGTCTGCGGCCCGCTGCGCCACTGACTCGTCGGGCGCTTCGTACTCGGCCAGCCCGGCCCGGTCAATGCTCGCCACGAGGTAGCGTAGGGCGTCCATGAGGTGGTCGTTGGTCTTGACGGGCTTATCCTTGCCGGACTCCCACGCATAGCCCTCGATCTCGTCAAGCAGATGCTCGCACGCGGGCGATACGGTGAGGCGCGCACGACCCAGCGTCTTGTTGACCGCGAGCCTGCGCTGCACCTTGCCGATGCCTTTGAGCACGTCATTATCGGCCTTCTGGCAGTCCAGCCCCGCGTTGCGGAGCGCCTGGATGAGCCCGGCAGCGGACGGGTCAGCGTAGAACGTGAGGATGTCGTGCTGCTCTGCCATGCGCTTGCAGATGTCAACCTTCTCGTCTTGCATCAGCTTGGAGCGGTACGCCTCGCCGAAGACGTGCAAGTCTTCCTCGCCTGTCAGGTGGGCAACGACAACCGCGAACGGGTTGGTAAACCCGTCATCCACCGCGGCATACGCGTAGCCCGCGCTGGGCTTATCGCTGATGTGGATGGCACGGTTCCACAGCTCGTACACCATGCCCTCGAAATTGCCCCACTTGCCCTCCACAAACCGGCTCTTGAACGCGCCCGTGAAGTCGTCCAGCGTGGCGAGGTACGCGCCGGGCAAGAAGAAGTTCTCAGCGCTATTGGTCTCGATGAGCGTGATGTGTGCGGGGCGTACGCGCTTGCCCATGTGGAATCGCTTGTACAGGAAGTGGCTCTTGCCGCCTGGATTCGTGGCCCAGTACAGTTCAAGCCCGGCCTTGGTCACAAGGCGCACGCGCCCGATCAGCGTGATATACTCGGCCTCGTCAAGCTCTGTGGCCTCGTCAATGCCGCATCCGGATAGGTTCAGGCTCTTGACCGCCTCTGTGTTGTCGCACCCGAAGTAGTAGATTTCGCCCCCGCCATTGAGTTTGATGCGGTGCTCGCCCATGTGGTGCGTGTACGTGCCGGGCGGCAGTACGGGCGGGTTGCTTCCGTCTGCTTCAAGCAGTGTGCGCAGTGTGGACGACCTGAGCGCGCTGAACGTCTTGCGCGTAAGCCCCTCGCGTGCCCCTGGATGCGACGCGCGCATGACGGCCTTGATACACACGGCACGTGTCTTGCCGCCCCCGAACGCGCCGCTATAGCCCGACTCGGCCACCTTGCCGTCGGGGTCCGTGGTGCCCTTGGCAGATAGGAACTGCATCTGCTTGGGGAGCACCTTAGCCGTGATTGTGTGGGCGTCAGATACGATCACTCGCCTCCCGGTGCTTCTGCCAGCTCGATTACCAGCCGCAACGGCTGCGCGGCGTTCCCGCTGATCTCGGCCTTGTCAGTCTGCCCTAGCGCGTTCTTGCCGAGCCACACGGCCATGGTCTTGTCGCCTTGCCTGAGTAGCCTGCTCTGCATCTGCCGGACCATGATGCGGTGCTCTGCGCGCTTTTTCTTGATTAGTGGCCCGTAATGGCGCAGTAGCGTGTCCTTGTCTGCCCCGATTGCCTCAGCTATCGTGCGGGTGTTGCAGTTGTCCAGCGCAAGGTCTGCGATGGTCTTCTCTTGTGCCTTCGTGAACGTCTTGGGTGGCCTGCCTGCCTTAGCCATCACTCATCCCGTGTAAAGACACGCGCCCCGCACGGTGTTGGCCGTGTAGGGCACATGATGTGAGCACTCTTTATGGCTTGTCGTGTGTAGTGTCACGCCATCCATCTTACACTGTAAGCCTTACCGTGTCAAGTTGGGGCGGTAATTCTTACCGTGTCAAGTTGGTCGGGCTTGATGTTCAGCTTCCCTTCCAATTCGCGGAGGGCTTCAACGTGCTCCACCACGGACTTGATTTGCACGTCTAATATCTTCCGTAGCCGCTCAACATCAGCCCCTGCCTTCTCTGCGCGTTCGCGAAGCTCCGCAAGCATGTGCGCCAACTCCTCGTCGGTCAGCTTGTCACTCATGGCTATCCTCCTCTTTCTCGCACACCCGGCTGGGCGATCACGGCTTCAGCCGCCTCTACTAGCTTCGCCAGCCGCTTGACCTCGGCCTCTGCCTTGTCTGCGCGTTCTTCTTCGCGGTCTTTCTGTACGTCAGCGGCAGACGCCTCAAGCCATAGCCGCGAAATCTCCTCGCCCTGCGCCGCGATGTGGGCGCGGAGAGGACAGGCCGCAACATACCGCTCCCTAGGGCACTCCTTGGCGTGTCTCGCCACCTCTGCGGCGGTCAGCTTGTCACCCATCACTCGTCCTCCTTTGTCAGCGGCTCACACTCCCAGTGCGCGGGCGGCGGGTACTTCTCGGGGTGGTTATCGTCGTCATAGTACGCGTCAGGCGCTTCCTTGAACTCATCATCCACGTGCAATAGCCGATTGAGCGACTCCGTTACGGCGGCCATCTCGCCCTCCGTCAAGGTGTAGTCACCGGGTGGGTAGTAGTATGCGCCAGTCGATAGCACGCCCAGCGCATACCCCACATTGTAATCGTCCCAGTTCTCGTCGCTCCACACGACGTGAGCCGCCCCCCACACCAGCCATTGATCGTCACCACCCAGCTTCGTCAGCGCGTCGTCGTAGATGTCACGGATGGGCTTCGGCCAGCCCCAGTAGCACCAATAGCAGTTTGCCATTATTCGCCCTCCTTTGTCAGCGGCCCGATCTCCACGCGCTCATACTTGCCCGGCTCGACAATCGCGCAGCCCGCCAGGTCTTCAACCACGCGGATCGTGCCCGTTCGCGTATCAATCACAACCGTGGCGTGCGTGCCGTCGGGCTGTGACAGCGTGCCGAGTTGGTACGTGCCAGGTTCGGCATGAAGATTGGCCTCTGCGCGGCGTGGCGTTTGGACCAACATCACAACAATAAAACCCATGATAATCAGCACAAGAATGCCCTCGTGTGGCTTCATCTCGTCCTCCATCTGCCCATAAGGATCAGGATTACCGCAAAGGCCGGGGCCCCAAGTGCCCAGTATTGCCACTGATTGACGTGGTATTCCGGTGCCCCGACGATGCCGCCGATGATAGCGCCCACCACAAAGTTTCGCCACATATCACTCCACCTCCGATATTGTCACCACGAGTTTGCCGCCCTTCACCACGGGCATACGCACCACGCGCAGGCTCATGTCACGCCCATTGGTACGCCGTGGCCCTGAAGGTGGTCGGCCAGGTCTGACAGATCGCCCACCACGACCGTTCGCCCGCACTTACCCTCACGTGCGATGAACTCCCTTTGGGTCCGGCGCAGCACGTCACGCCCTACCTTGACCTCCATCCAGAACGATAGCTTATGGCGTGGCAGGTGGATGTACAGGTCGGGTATGCCTGGCGAGCCCGACAGCCTGCCGACCTGGTGCAGCACGTTGCACACTCCCCCAATTAGCTCAACAGCGCGCCTGATGGTGGATACCTCTGTGCTGTGGCTCATGGCTGGCCCCAGTAGTGGTTGACCGTGGGCGGGTACGGTAGCGTAAGCTCAATCGTCTTCATGGTCTGCCTCCTTGTCATGTCGCAATTGCCCAGAGCACAAGAGCCACGGCCACGGCCACCAAAGCCACAACCGCGAGCACGAACGCCTCAAGCCATCTGCGGCCCTGCCTGTGCAGGCCCATCTTTCTCCCGATGCTTTCGATGCGTGTGTCCTTGCTCATCACTCGCCTCCTATCGGGAAATCGTCCACCACGCCGCCATTGAACGGGCCGACCGCCGCCGCGCCAGTGGCCATCGTCCCACGCGGCCCGCCGCCGCGCGCCTTATCCATCGCCTCGAACTCGTCCTGCTCGGCTATCATCTTCTGGAACGCGTCAGCGTCATGCTGCACGCCGCGCCGCTTGAACTCGGCAGCGGTAGCGGCTATCACGTCGCGCTTCTGTTGCCGCGAGTGCGCGCCTGGGCGAATGTAGTCAAGCATCCGGTAGAACGCATCGCGCATATCGTCGGGCCATCGCACGTCGCTGCTTGTCTGGGGCTGCACGCCCTGCTCGTCAGGTATGTCCCACTTGCGCCCGGCCTCCACCGCGAACGCCCCGATTGCTGGCCGTTGCGCGTGCTCGTCCTTCACGCGCCGCGCCGCCGCAGCGAACACCGCTTCGGGCATGTACTGCCAGAGCTTGCGATGCCCGAGCCACAGGTCTTCGCACGCGTGGCTATCGAAGTTGGACGACCAGTGGTTCTGGAACGTCCTGAAGACTGCGGTGAATTCGTCGTGTGTCACTGGCTATCCCTCTCTGCCAATTCTGCGGCATACTCGTCGGCCTCATCCAGGAGCGCGAAGAGGTGGCTCTCGGCACCCTCAAGCCTACCCGTCATCCGCACGACCTCGGCCTTGAGCGCGTGGATGTGGGAAAACAGTTCGCCAACCTCGTATGCTGATATTCCCCACGGGCCTTGCGACCTTGTTTCTATGTATCGTACTCGCTCGTCGGTTAGTATGCCACTCATCGTTTTCCCTTTCTCTGAGATTCCGCGAACTTATCCTCTCGTATCTCGGCAAGCCTCAGCCGTTCCGCCATGGCTACCGGGTCGATCTCCTCGCCACCCCCGTCGCGGTCCATCTCGGCGTACCCGTCCCGCGCCATGCCCTTGAGTATCCCGCTCACATAGGCCGGTGCCTTGTTGCCACGAGCGAGCGCCTTGCGGATCGCGTAGAGCACGGCCCCGTCACGAGGGTACGTGTCAAGCCAACCGCCCAGCACGCTCATGCTCGTGCTTATCTCGAAGAACGCTTGCTTGAGATCAGGAGAGATCGAGCGCGCGCCTTCTCTCTCTTTCTCTTCAAGAGATGGAGATAGAGACGGAGATAGAGACAGAGATAGAGTGTTCCCTTTTGGTTCGCCTTTGCTTACCCCTTTGGTTGAAGGGTCGTTCAAGGGTGGTTCGCCCGTATCTCCCTTGTCTGGCTTAGGGTTACGTGGTGCCTTGCCGCCGCGACTCGATTTGGCACGCCACTCCGCCTGTTTTCTCGCTTCTTTCTTCAGCCCGACAGACACGTACTTGCCGCCGGATTCCTGGAGCAGCTTCATGTGCTCGTTCTGTATCTCACCCAAGGCTGCTTCAACGGTGGTTCGCGTGGTCGCCAGCATGATAGAGATGGCCGCTGGCGCGGTCGGCATGGAGCACTGGTCCGGCGCGTGCTGCCACATCCAGTTGAGCATCTGATGGTAGACGCGGTAGGCCGAATCGCTGAGGTGGCGCGTGTGGCTATCCCATTTATCAGGATAGAACTGGTAGGCTGGCGACTTATTCATGGTCCACGGGTTCCTTGTGAAGCTCGCAGCGGTCACTCTGTCCCAGCACGAACCCATCCATGTCGATGTCATACGGGGCGTCGGAAGGAAGCATACACCTTTCACCAACTCGGGTCATGCCGGTGCACCGCGCGTGCCACCCGCGATACGCATCGAGCGCGCCGCGCAGCCTTCTCAGTATCCAATCTGCCTCCTCGGTGGTAATGCCACGATTGTTCTTCCGCTTGTCTATGATTCCGGCAAGAATGTGCCCTGCGCTGCCGTATCGGTCCATGTCGTTCATCATATCTCCCGACATAGAAAATCAGCCGCTACCGATGTGTAATACAGGATAGCCCGTGGGGTGGGTATCGTGTTCACCGGCGCGGCTGATTGTTTGTGATGTGTGTGCATGGGCCTGTCCTGTATTACGCTTATCATTGTACCACATGCCGCCGCCCATATCAAGTCACCCTTCCGTGCCGCCTGCGGTGCTTTGCGCGCGGGCTCTTGCTATCGGGCCACAGGCCCACGAACAGCGCCCACGGACGCCGCCAGAGCCCTTGCGTGGCGTATAGCGCCATGAGCGCCAACAGCGTGAGCGGCAGGCCCACCACGATGCACGCGTGCCACCACTCGCCGTGCTCGTCAAGCGGGCGCGGCTTTGTATGCTGGCCGTCCATGGCTATCCCTTCCGCGTGCCGTCGCACTGGCACCCGCAATCGTGGCGGCGCTCAGAGTTGAACCACTTGCACAGCTTGCGGAACACGAGGAACGGGCCGAACGCGACCGCGAGCCCAACGGCGAGCGCCGCAACCACGAGCGCGATAATCAATGATGTCATCATGTCACACCTCCATCAACAAGGAAACGGATCGCCATTGCGCCCACCTGGATAGCCTCATCGCGCATCTTCTCGGGGCACGGGTCAATGTAATGGTCGTCAAGCGTGGCCTGTATCAGCTCGCCGGATTCCTCGCACACGATGCCAGCGGCGTGGATATGGTCGGCTGGCCACACGGGGAACTTGTTGCGCGCGCGTGATAGTTCGGCCATGATGGCCGCGTATGCTTCGTGCTCGGTCATTATTCGCCCTCCGATTGCGCCGCGAACAGGTGCGGCGTCTCTTTGATTTGCCCGATGGCGGCCATGTTGCGCACCGCTTGGTTGTAGTACGCTGGCTTCAACTCGATGCCGATAGCGCGCCGACCGTTTTCCACAGCGCCGAACACCTCAGAGCCCACGCCCATGAATGGCGTTAGGACCGTCTCTCCCTCGTTACTCCACAACACGCACGCGCGCTCAATGACGTCCAGTTGCAGCGGGTGGACGTGCCTCTCGTCATCTGCGTCACGGCTTTGCTTGTAGGGCAGCACGCGGTCAAGGCGCACGTCGTCCCATACGCTTGACGCGTACTGTCGCCAGATCCAATGACTGTACCTGTTCGCGGTCTGCTTGCCGCTGTACTCTTTGTATTGGTGCAGGTCGCCGGGAATGCCGCGCTCGCCTGCGTATGCCAGCAGCCCTACCGGGTGGGTCACTGGCACTGTGTTGTCGCCTTTGTTGCGGAACATGAGAAGGTAGTCGGCGCTCGCCACGTCACACAGGGTGCTATCGTCCACGATCTGCTTGTGTGCCAGCCCCTTGGCCATTGTCCTGTTGCGTACGCCGAGCGGCTCTTTCCAGATGGCACGGCGACCGGCGAACACGAAACCCTGCGCCTCGTGCGCCCTGATTACGTCACCGGGGAAGTCGATCAGCCCGGTCCCGACGTTGGCCCCACACCCCATCTTTGCGGTCTCGCCGTTGCCGCGCCCGGGCACGTCCATTACGTGAACCGCAGATACCCGGCCCGGCTTCGTCAACCGCGCCACCTCTGCGATGACGTACCCGTAATGCACGAAGAACTCCTGATAGCTGCGGCAGTTGCTCAGGTCGCCCGGCGCGCTGCTGTAGTTGTACAGCCCGCAGAACGGCGGGCTATAGACTGACATGTCAACCGAGTCGTCTGGGAGAGACCCCATCACGTCAATACAGTCGCCGTTGTATAGAGCGTATCGCGGGGTTATTGTCTGTTCCTTTACAGCCATTGCGGCACCTCCTCTTTGCTGGTGTATGGGTTGTCCTGCTCGATGTGAAGTTCCTTCCACATCATCTCCACGAGCTTGTCAAACATGACCTCGGCCTGCGCAGACTTCCGGTGCAAGTTGGCCAATACGTCAGACTGTCCATCGGTGGTAATCATGTCAACTGTGACGGGACGCGTCTGCCCGAATCGCCACGACCGCCGAACACACTGGTAGTATTGCTCGTAGCTATGGGATGGGAAGTAGGTTTGATGGGCACAGTGCTGGAAGTTCAGGCCGAACCCACCGATGCGCGGCTTGGTCACTATCACCCGAATGTCGCCCGCCACAAAGCGCGAAAACGATTCCTCTTTGTGTTCCTCTGTGTCTCGGCCAGACACCTGCACGGCACCGGGGATTGACTTTGTGAGCAGGTCGCCCTCGCCGTTGAGGTTGCACCACGCAAGCGCAGGCCGGTCGTGTGCATTGATTAGCGCTGCCGCCATGTCACAACGCTCGTCAATCGTGCGCCTGAGGTCTGACCGCTGCTCCCGTAGCCCCACGGCAGGAAGGTCAAACATGTATCCGGCCCTCGGGGTTGACGCCTTCACGGTGTGTTGGTTGATGTTCATGGGAGGCAGAATGAAGTCGCCATCATCAAAGCCAAGGTCTGACGGCTTGCGCACTGCGCGCGCCCACGAGCATACCCACCGCCAGAAGTCGTGCTCCGCGTGCGGGCGAAGCATGTACACGCTGGCCTTCATGGCGGCGTTCCAGAACCGGCCAGCGGTGCCACCTGTGCGGGATATGAACGCGCCATTGTTCGTGAAGAATCGCGTGAGCATGTCACGGCACCCAAGATCGCCAAGGCACTCTGACGACGTGCCTAGCTCGTCAAAGTCGTTCGGCGCGGCGGTCGCCGTGCACAGTAGCCGGTATCGCCTGGTGCGCATGAAGTCTGTAATGGACTTGCGGGTCTCGCCATCGAAATTCTTGAGGATGCTTGACTCGTCACACACCACGCCCTCAAAATCATCCGGGCTAAAGTGGTGCAGCCGTTCGTAGTTTGTAACTACGATCCGATCACCGCGCTTGATGCCGTCGCGCCGGTGCACAACATCGACGCCGAACTTGTCGCCCTCCCTGACTGTCTGGAAGGCCACGGCCAGCGGGGCGAGAATCAACACGCGCCCCCCGGAATATCTGGCCACGTTCTCTGCCCACACGAGCTGAATGGGGGTCTTGCCGAGCCCGCAGTCTGCGAAGATTGCCGCGCGCCCCTTCTGTGTGGCCCACTCGGTAAGCGCACGCTGGAACGGATACAGCGAGTCGGGCATCCACACCGGGTCAAAGCCAAATTGACCCGCAAGCTGAGACTTGCCACTGAGGAAGTTGCTGTATGTCACGCGTCACCCCCGCACGCGTGCAGCATTGCCCTGGCCGACGCGAGCGCGTGCTCTGGAATCCAGTACGCGTGCACGGGCCGACCGGCGAACCACCACTGCTCGCGTTCTATCTCGACGCCGTTACACCGCAGCTCGTGGATGTCGCTGTGGGGCGCGCACCGATTGAGCGCCCGCACGATGTCCATGGTGGTATGCTTCTGCCCGTCGAGCAGGTAGCGCAGCACGCGCTGCAATCTCGTGCTGTTGCCGATCTTCGCGGCGTGTGATCGTCCGGTGATTATCGTCATTGGTCGCCCCCGGCATAGCCCGGATGTTGTCTGGACATGTGGCGGTGGACATCCTTGAAGTGCCGCTGGCAGCACGGGCACACGCCATTGGCGATACGGTTCTTAGTGCGCGTGAGGTGGCCGCGATATGCGCGCTTGCTGCGTTCTGAGGCGTCCAACTGGTCGCGTGTGGACGTGAGTTGGGCGTCGCGCCGCCGGAGGTCATCACGCAGATCCTGCTCGGTGCTCCTGGTTAGGAAGGCCTGGCCGTGCCCATTGGGGCAGTAGAAGTTGTCATGGCTTCGCCGCAGCGCCGTCACCACGTGCTCCGGCATGGCGAAGAGGCAGCCGCACTTGTAGCAAGTCACGCATTCCATCGTCTCAGTCAGTTCGTGCAGATATGTCGCACCCATCACATCTCCCTTGCTTGAAGCGCCGCGCGCCGCGCCTCAGCGAACATGTCAACCATCACGTCACGCTCGTTCATGACGTCGTGCAGTTGCGACGTGAGCAACATGACCTTGTCCTGCGCCATGCTATACGCGTCAAGCTGCGCACACCGGCGCTGGTCGTCCCTCTCGAACTGGTACGCGATATCGTTGGGCCGTCTGTCGAGCGCAGTCATTCCTTGCCCTCCTTCGCCCTTGTGAGCGCCTTGCTCAACGCCCTGACGCGGGCGTTGCGCTTCTGCCTCTGCTTCTCCAACGCGTCCACGCGCCTGTTCAGCCGGTCTTCGGCGGGCCGCTTGTCCCACGCCAAGAGCGCGTATACGGATACCGGCCCTTGCATTCTGTGATTCTCCGGTGACAGCGTGACGAGCGGGCCGAATGAATCGCACGCGCGGCAGTGCACCACGGCGGCTTCGCGCATCTTCATGATGTGCAGCGCGGGCTCGCCGTGGAACGCGTCCGCCGTCGCCGCGTGCGCGAGTATGCTGGCGGCGAGTGCCACGGGCTTGAGCGCGACACGCACACCTACCCTCGCCCTCGGCCCAGTCGCGTTTGCGGCCAAGCGCGCGAGTTCTGCCGCGTTCTCGCGCGACCGCTCTGGCGGGCCACCGATGATCGTGTCTTCAGTTGCGCCGCAGTGCGGGCACGGCTTGAATCGTGGCTCGTTCATGTGCTGGCCTGCCTGCGCGTCATCTCGCTCGGCACTTCCGGCCCGTGCGCGTCGATGTCATCGCGCGGCTGTTCGTGCCCGCAGAGCAGACACTCATGGTCGCCCCACATATGCGCGGGCCCGCCGCATTCCTCGCACGACGCCAGCGCGTCCACGCCGTAGTGCTCGATGGATGTAACCGCACTATGCCTGGGTGATGATAGTGGGCCGAAATATGTGGCAATCGCCTCCATCATCTCCGCACGCTTCTGTGCCATGGCGAGTTGGCGCGTGACCGTCTTGCGCTCCTCACGCGTGGCCGTCAGCGCGCCCTCTAGCGTGCCGATGGTCTCGCCATAGCCGACCTCCTTTGCGCGGTCAATGTCCTTGCGCCTGCGCGCGTCTGCCTGCTCGTGGCACAGCGCGGTCACGCTTGCCGCTGGATGCATTGCGCTCATGTCTCGTCTCCTTTTGATCTTCCTGTCAAGCCCTTGAGTCGTTCGATCTCAGCCGCGAGCCGTTCGGCTTTGGCGCGCGCCACGGTAAACAGGCCACGAAAGCGAACCCTCTCCGCCGTGGCCGACTTCAATAGCGCCCGCAGCATCTTGCAATCCTCGCAATCGGCCATGTCTCGTCTCCTATCTGATGCTCACACGCACGTCGTCAGTGACCAGGCGCGCGCCCGGTACGGTTTCGCCAGCCTTGAGCGCGTCCTTGATGGCCGACTTGGACACGACCGGCGATGGCTCAGACCAGAACCCGGCGGGGATGGCCGCCTCGTTGACCACTTCCACGCGCGCGGGCTTCTTGGCGAGCTTGATCTTGAGCACTTCGCCCTTGACCTCTCGCGTATCGCGGCGGATCATCTGCACCTTGAGGTAGCCCGTGAGGCCCATTGCGTCGTTCGCACACGCACGGGCGGACCTCACCAGCCGGTCCGCCTCGTCCTTGATGGCGTCGGCCTCTGCCGTGCGCGTGCGGATCGCCATGGCCACGCGCTCGACCTTGACCGCCCACGCCATCTCGAGCGCGTCCAGTTGCTCGTATGCGTCCTCTGAGATCTCGCCGGTCTTGGGGTCAACGCCATTGAGTATGGCGGCAATCTCGTCACCGATTGCGTATAGTTGCAGTCCCATTACTCGTCTCCTTGCTTTGGTGCCTTGAGCAGGATGGTCAGGTCTGCGCGGTCGTAGTCTGATACGGGGGCGGGCATGATATCGGCGGCCCACACAATTCTCGTATCCCCGCTGGACCCGTGAAATGCCACCCCCACGCCGCACTCGCTGTGCATCACGGTATCGCCGGGCCCGATGGTGGCGGGCGTGACGACTGACAGCGCCCCCACTGCATGCATCGTCCCAGTGGTGGTTCTGGCAAAGTCGTTGAAAACAGTAAGTACCGTCACTGGTTCGACGCCAACCCCAGTTCTCATGACCACCGCCCCCGCCTCGACCTTGGCGGGCGGCGGTTGCTCTGCCGCGAGCGCATTCTCAAGCCCGCGCCGGATCGGGCGGCGGGCGTCTGCAAACTCCTGGGTGCGGGCCAGCTCTGCCATGACCGCGTCAACTGCTTTCTCAATGTCCATCGTTCACCTCCGCTCAAAAAGGGATATCGTCATCGTCAATCGCGTCCAGCCCGGCGTCTGCGGCTGGCTTCATCGCCTCAAGCTCGGCAAGCAGCGACTTGCCCTGCGCCTCTGTCATAGCGGCCCACGACCCGCCGTACCTCATTTGCAGGTCCATGAATTCCCGCGAGTCTTTCTTGAACCCGCGAGACGCGAGCAGGGCCGGTATATCCTTGCGTAGTGGGTGGTCCTTCGGCATGGGTTCCGCGCCCACGTCGCTCTCGGCCAGCGGGCGCTTCTCGTGGTCCCTGATTGCGCCAGGGCACCCGCCAGCGGTCTCTGTCTCCTTGTCCCATGTGCGCTTTCTGCATGTCCAGTCTGGCCCGCCCTTGCTCCTATTGTCCCACATAGTACCACCGCACACTGGGCACAGTGGGTCGGCCACCCTGTCTGTATCATTGCTGATCGTGCAAAGGCAGCCGCCCTCTGTCTTGGTCGCCGCGTCCCAGGTCCCGGCCTTGCACTTCCAGTCGGGCCCGTTGCGGTCCCTGTTATCCCACATCGCGCCGCCGCACTCGGGGCAGAGCGGGTCGCCACCACTGGCTGGACTCGAACCAGCAGGCACAGAGTTAGTTGCTCCAGCCTTGCCACGCGCACCCGTCGATGCGCGCTCAGTGGTGACGCTCCCTCCATCATACAGATACCGCCCGATGCCGTAGCCGTGGGCGGCTGCGCGTTTGAACGCGCCGCTCTGCCCGCCCTTCGTCGGCTCAATGTCGCTATCGTCTGACGCGGCCTCTTTCGTGATCCAGTCGCTACACTCGATGTCGTCGTTGGCCACGCGTACACTCAGCGCGCATATCCAGTCGTGCTCGCCAACGCGGCGATAGGAGTCCTGCCAGCCGAACACGCCAAACACGTCGTCCAGGCGGCGCTCAACTGCGCGGGCGTCAACGTAGCTGAGGGAGATTCCGCCCGGCCCCTTGCGTTCCTTCACCTCGCCCGGTGCGAACGGCGCGCAGAGCGCGTCGTATATCTCGTTACTCATCGCTCGTCTCCTTGTCTGTGTTCGGCCACGCGTGGATCCTGTGACGGGGTGGCACGCCGCACGATACGTGGTCTCCCGTGTGGCCCTTGTCTCTCGTGCAAAATTGCAAGGCACCGCAGGGCGTCTTGGTGCTATTGAGACACCACGGCCTGCTAAGGTCAATGGCTGCCACGCACACGCACCCGGTCTCGTCACTCATCGTCCACCTCCGTCTTCTTAGAGTTCATCCGTTCCGTGCGCCACACGTTGCGCGCACCGTGGCGCATTCGCTCGCGCCGTTCCTCGTCTTCCCATCGCTGGTGCTGCGTCAGCTCGTCGGCATGTTCAGCGTATGTGTCGTCCATGGCGTCACTCATCGCACTTGCACTCCTTACGCTGCGCCTTCTCCATCGCGGTCACTCGCAGGTCAATCAGCGTGAGGTCGCGCCGTTGGTCTGTGATGATCTCGTGCAGCGCTATAAGCTGGTCGCACAGCTTGATTAGGTCTGCGTTGACTTGCGGGCTGCTAGTCTCGGCCCGCTTGCTGCCCTTGTGGGTCATGGCCCCGTGTGTGTCGGTCATGACGCGTCCGCCCCGGTGGCCTTGGCGATTGCGGCGCGGGCCAAACGCAGCGCAACGTCTGTCTTCTCAAGCTGACCCGACCTCTCGTGTGCCTCGACGAACGCCGCGCACGCTTCCAGCAGATCCGGCGCGGCGGCTATGAGGCGCGCGTTGGCCCTGCCTATGGTGCCTGTGCCAAGCGCATCTTTTCCCGCGCCGCCGTACATGGTGAGTATACAGACCCTCGCCTTCTCGCTCAGAAGTTTTGCCACGTCGTAACCCTTTGGCCTGTCGCAGGATTCGTCCCACCACTTCCACGGCCCCGGCGTGTGCTTTGCATCGCTCATGTCAATTCCTCCTCAACGAAGTCGCCCGCCCGCCAGTCAGGTTCGCGCCACTCCGGCGGCGTACGGTTACAGCGCTCGCAATCGCACGCGCTAGAGTGCGCGTCCGGGTCCACGCCGTGCAGCGCGAGGTGGCGTGACTTGATGGTCACGAGCCTGCGCTTGAACATCGCGCGGCGGTTGGCAGCGTACGCCTCGGCCACGCCTGCGGCTGTGTCGTTCTGCATGGTCATTGCGTAGCCTCCACTGTGTTGGGTATCTGCATTGACTCGTCCGAGCGCATCAACGTAAGTTCTCGCACGTCCAGCCTTATGTGCCGCCCGTCGCCGGACTCGGGCCGGGAGCAGCGCAGGTATGGAAGGTTGATTGCCTCTACCTTCAGCGGCTCCCCGCAGTATGAGCCCGACGTGGAATCACACGTCTCGATGGTCGCGGTACCCCATATGAACCCATCCATCGACGGGGCCGCTTGGGGCTTCGTCCAGTGGTGGACCGTAACAAACATCCCCACATCAAGGTCATCGGGCGCAAGGCATGTACCCATTACTCATCTCCAAAATGCACAAGCCGAGCCACGCGCTGGACACCCGCCAAGGTGATAGGCTGCGCTGTGGCCCGGCTTGCATGGTCTGTTCTAGGTTGGCGGGTGTCCTTGGTCATTGCCTACTCGGTGGCGCGACGCGGCGCGGCGTCGTCTTTGGGCGCGGGCTCAAGCCATACGAGCTTACAGCGGGGGTTCCCGCACTCGCGCTCAAGTGAATCCACGGGCAGGTCACGCCTCTTGATTACGCGCCTGTCTCCACATCGCTCGCACGGCTTTGCGTTCGAGTCTCTCATCTCCATCTCCTTGGCGGAACCAAAATTGTCCATTCGCTACACGTACATATTACATCACGGATTGCGCCGTGTCAAGCATTACTTTCTCGATTCTCAGGGCCGACAATGAGCAGCACTGCCGTCGCGGTCGGTGGCGTGATGCGGCGTGCGCCAGTCTCCCACCGGCACACCGCGACCTGCGCGCTGATCGGTGACAGCCCGAGGCGCAGGCCGAGCGCGCGCTGGGTCATGCCGCACTCGGTGCGGATGATGCGTAGCTCGTGGCCGGTCATTGGGCATGGGCCATTGTGTTGTCGGCCTTCCACGCGGCGACGCACTCGGCGCATTCGTTGGGGTGGTGGGCGCAGTTGTAGCACTGGGGGCCAACGAATCCGGCGCGGTCACTCAACGCGGCACGCGCCTCATCTGCGATGGCTTCCCATTCGGGGTGGCCGCTGAGGTATGAGTCATCTTCCATGTCGAGCACGTGCTGCAACACGCGGGCCATCTCCGCGCCGATTGCCTTTGCGTCTTTCATCTCTGTCTCCTTTTCTCTGCGTCCCTTGTTGTGTGCTTCATTCTTCATGTGTGTATTATATCCCACGGCTATACCCGTGTCAAGAGATAATCGGGGGAATAACAGAAATACTTTGATGGGTCATGCCGCACGCGGTGCGGATGATGCGGAGTTTGTGGCCGGTCATGCGCCTTCCATCCATATCTGCGGCTCGTCCCAGTGGTCTTTATATGAGAGGCACTGGTTGTCAACCCAGCGCCCGGTCGCGACCTCAACCACGCGGAAATGATTGCTCCACCCACCTTGGCCGCACGCCTCGCTCATCTCGCGCCGCTCCTGCGTCCAGCGCTTGGCCGCTGCGGTGAATGTCTCGTGCCGCGATAATCTGCGCCAGTCGTCGGCTTGCGGCCCGGCTCCGGCAAATGGCCCGCCCGTGTGCTGCACTTCCCATGCGTACTTCATGCCCATCTCCCTTGTGTTATGCCCAGTACGACGGGGCGTTGACCACTGTGACGTCCATCTCATCGCGAACCAGCTCAAGCACGCCGTAAGGGCTGTCGGATGTGTCGTAGTCCACGGCCCCGTCCTGCGTGATGGTTATGTACTTGCGGCCAAAGTAGATGCGGCAGGTGTCGGCCTTCTCCCATGCGCGGGCCTCGTTGCGGGCGTATCCGGTGAGGCTATCAATGATCTGCGTGGCCGTCTCCATCGCCTTGCTCATCTCGGTCTCCTTGTTGTGTGCTTCATTCTTCATGTGTCAGCCCTCGCACGCGCAGCATCGAAGGTAACAGCCGCACCCCTCTGTGCATTCTGCGTTTTTGGAGTTGCGCACGGTCGCGTTCCGCGCCTTGCTCCGCGTGTAGCCGTAGGAGTCAGTGAGGTGCTTCCCGGTTCGGCTGTCGGTTGCCTCGGCGCGGTAGACGGGCGGGTTGTAAGACACCCGCGTGGTTGTGATCTTGATCCGGTTCATCTCTCGGCCCCCGTGTTCCAGTATGATACGCGTGTCCCGTTTTGCTACAGGGCTCAGGTTGTGTGCTTCATTCTTCATGTGTGTATTATATCCCACGGCTATACCCGTGTCAAGAGATAATCGCGGGAATCCGAGAAATACTTTGGCGTGCCAAATATCAAGGGTGTTGCGGCGGGTAGCGTACCAAATGCGGCGGGTGCTCGCGGTGCTTATAGGTGCGCTATAAGGCCCGTGCGCGTGGGGGCGCACAAATTTACGCCCCGCGTGGGCGCGATGGCCTCAGATCGGCTTAGAATGCGTGTTAGGGGGGTGTTAGGGCGACACCTCACGCTCGGCTGTAACCAGGAACCGCGTCAGGTCGAGCCGGTGCTGCCGCCGTAGCGGGTACGCGCCGGACCGTATGGTGATGAACCCGTGCTTGTGGCAGTAGCGGATCGCCTTGTGCTGCTCGGCCATGCGCCCGGTGATGCGGACGCGCTCGACGGTCTTCCGTGTTACCCTCATGTGGTGGTCCTGCGCCGGTACGTGCCGAACAGGGACGCGGCTTGGCACACAGTCCACGCTTCGGATAGCGCCGGGGCGGGGTGCCCGGCTGGCGCGGGTCCGTCCTTGCCGCCACGGTCTACGCGGTCAACGAGCATCTGCAACCAGTCGGCCAGCATGGCGGCGGTGTGCGTGTCAATCCTTGCGCTGTGCTTGGTGCGGATCACGCGGCTGTCCATGGTGCCCTCAATAGTCTGGGTCAATCAGCTTGACGGACGCCTCTTCCGTGTCGCCGCCGTTCGCCCTGTCAACCACGCGCGCTATGCTGATACGTGCCGCGAGCGGGCCGAGGCTGGCCGCGTCATAGCCTTTCACTTCAGCGTAGCTCGGGGTGTCTTTCATGAAGCTCTTGTAGAATGCGCCCGACATCACGCCCAGCGTCACCTCTTCGCGCGTGTGGTTGCCGGGTCGGTTGAGGCCCACGCGCACCTGGTTGTGGTGCAGCTTCGTATGCAAGTGGCCCATGAAGACCCACGAGATACCGACATGGCGCGCGCAGGCGCGCGATAACACGTTGATCTTCCCGCCCGGTGTGGCGCTGCCGCCGTGCCCGTGGTCCACGATGCCGTCGCACTTGATGGTGCCCTGATGGGACGCCCCCTTGCGCCTCAGCCGCAGCGGGACCGCGCCATAGTAATCGAGGTAGGGTGCCTTCATGGCGGCGGCGAATGCCGAGGCGGTGGGAATGCCATAGTGCTTTGTCGCCTCATCGTCATGGTTGCCTGCCGCAATGCCGAGGCACTTTGACGCAATCGGCTTGAACCGCTTGCAGCACTCGTCCACCTGACGATAGACCACTTGCCGCAGGTCGTCCATCTCGATCCAGGGCGCGAGCGTCCTCGGGTCGAAGCGCCGCTTATCGTGCGGTGTGATGCACTCGCAGTAATCGCCGCACCCGATCCAGCGCGCGTGCGGGTCTTTCTGAATGGCCTTGATGACGCGCGCAAGCAGGGCCTCGTCACACAGTGCCGAGCCGAGATGCACGTCAGCGATGTTCCACAGGTCTATGTAATCGTTGCTGCTCTTGAGCGTGATCTCCTGCACTGGCGCGATGTTCATTCAGTGCCTCCTGACAAAGCAT